ATGATCTATTCAGCGCTGCAAGCTTTTCACCGCCCTTGATGCCAAGCTCGATAGCAATAGGCTGAACAGTTTTAGCCATCTTTCTTGTTCAGTTCTGCGAGCGCGGTTGCTTCCATCACCTGGATGTCCTCTAGCAAGCCGCGTGGATTATCTACATCATAAAGGGACATCAGGCCACCGGCACCAAGCAGCACTTCGTACTTCAAACCGACATAACCTCCCATTGTGACGTTCCATTGCGTTTGCATACGCAGGAACATCATCAATGATTCCCAGTTTTCCTCCCATACCTCACAATGCTCCTCCTCTGGAGTGGCCTGACGCTGCGGCTTTAATCCGAATGCAGCAGCGTCATCAGCGCTTTTGTCCTCTATCTTCTTGCCGCCTTTCGCCCAGTACTCAACGGCAGACTTCAGTTTCCCAAACGGGCACCCTCGAAGGTCTCTGTGTAAGCCTTCAGTACACCGCGAATCCAGTAAGGATCATCAGCAAACTCTTTCATGGTTACCTGCGAAAACGGCACAGCTTTGCCATCCTCATCCTCAATGCCTTCCCAGTCAGTCAGCACAGCTTTTAATAGTTCAAGGTCACCTTTGTCCGCAAGCTTCTGGAACTCAGAACGAGGCACACGCTTGAAAATTGCGTCAAACTTAGACTCCTCAAATACACCGCCATCAGTAGGCTCTTCAACAGTTACAGGCCACTTGAAGGTCTTAACCTTTTTGCGAATAAAAGCCATGAGGCAAAATAGACTCCAGCAAACTATACAGCAATAAAAAAAGGGCCGCAATGCGACCCTTCGCTCCCCACTCGCCTTGGATCAAGTATAGATCAAGCTGAACTCATCGTTGCCCGCAGTTGATGGAATCGCCGTGTAGGGCATATTCAGCATCGCAATGCCATCCTGATCGCTGTAGGACACGTCGCCAATGTCAACCCGAGTCGAGCTGAAATCAACAATGTTACCAGCAGCGGTGCCGTGCTGGAAGGTCAGGTTGCCCAGAGTTCCGTCGGTCAGAGCAGCAGCAAAGTAATCCTTCTGCGCAATAGTAGGAGCCTCGACCACAACAGTGCCATTAGCGCTGCGATCGGTGATAAGCACTTCCTTGTCGCAACCAATAAGCTCGCGATACACGATCGAGTTGCCCAGATCCATGCTCACAGACTGAAGGCAGCCGGAATAGGACAGCAGCGAGAAAGTGTCGGTGTTGCCATTCTTGAAGATCAACGGTGTTGCCTGGTTCGCATAAGTTGCGGTAGGCAGCGCTGAATCGTCAGGAGCGTTATAGATGCCAGTGAAGGTGAAATCAATCGTTGGAATCTCACCCACATTTGCATTGAGAGTGAAAGTTCCGCGAGCACCAGTCACCTTGTGACGAACACCATCAATGTTGTAGTGAATGGTGACACTGTCAAAGTTGCTGCTGACAGGCGCGTAAGTAACGCTAGTAGCCGCAACAACCGTTTCGCTCAGTCCGCAAGCCTGAAGAGCCTTGCCATACTGGGGCGCAGTGCCAGCAGTGCCTGAGCCAGCAAGCTCAACACTGAAAGTGCATTCAACGCGAGTGTTAGCAAGAAGGATCTCAGACGCACCCAAATAAGGACGGATCAGATCGCGAGAGACAGTATCACTCTGCTGAGGAGTGATATTCAGATCCCTCACCAAAACCGCGTCCGCTCCGTCTGGAGTCGGGTCGGTCCCGTAAGTCGATTCCGTCTCGATCAGAATCAGTCGTTTCCGAAGAAGAAGTGCCATTGTCTTGTTGGGGTTCGGCGGGAAGTGTGCGCTTGATCAGAGTGCGTTTTCCGGTTTCTGGATCGAGAAGATACGACCCACCTTGACCGCTGTACTCGTCATTCATGGTAGAACCTGAGTTTGCTTAATCCTAATCAGTAGTCAGGTCAGCAACTGCGGTGCGATATTTGACATCGTACTCATTGGAGAAAACACCAGCAGGTTGATCTGCATCCAAGAATTCAAATGTTGTCAGCACGGGCTGTACGTCAATCGCATACCCACCTAATGTCAAGTCGGACATAATCTTTGAATGCATTGACTCGATGATCGGGTCAGCATCTGTGTAAGTATTCACGGATCGAACAATCACTACAACTCGAACACGCATGGTCCAGTCAAGCTTTGGTAGTGACGTAAATTGCTGCGATGTATCGTTGACAGGCTCGATCACGATCATCGGGCTTTCCGCTCTAGCAGCCGCAGTGACCCTCGACCGATACACCCTCCCACTAACACCAACTGTACTAGCCAGTGTTGATGCAATCTGGGCCAGGATCTGTTCGCGCTTAGTTGTCATTACGCTTTCACCTCGATGGCACTGATTCGACCACGTTGAAATTGAATCGTAGTAGTGTCGTTGATGTTGGCCACAAATAATGCCACTTCATCGCCATCAGCTAGCTCAACCATCCAAAAGCAAAACAGCTTGGCAATTTGCCCGGTTGATCCAGAAAACGCGCGGCATTCAGACTGGTCAATGCCGACGCCATTTTTTGCCAGCTTGATTCCAAGCGTGTGGTTGTTGCCCGCGTAAGCATCCATGCTGGCCTGCACCTGGAACAGCTTTGTTGCGCCGCTGTCGTTCTTGATTGCAAAGGTATCAGACGTGCCCAGCACGGTCTGATAGTCAGTGCTGCTATCGAAAGTCGCAGTTAGGCCAGTGCTTTGGTACGTGCCAGCAGCACCAATGGTGATGTTTCCACTGGTTGTTTTACTGGCCTGGCCACGAGCCAAAACGCCTTCAATGTAATAGCTAAGACTGGACCATGCCGTTGCACCATCACCTATCTTGTACCTGCGCGTATCCGTCTCAACTCCAATCTCACCTTGAAGCAGGACAGGATTCGCAGAAGTCCATTCAGCCTGAGTGCCATTGCGGAGCTTAAATCTGGTGTAGGTCGTCATGCTCCGTCAGCGTCAAGAAGATTGCCTTCAATATAAGTTGTATCAGGTGCTCCACCATCCATTACCACTGTGCTCTCGGTCCCCACTCCATCGCCATCAAGCACTGCATAAGCACTTGTTGCAAAATCCGGAGTGGTAGTCCTTTGAAGCATTACCTCGCAAAAAGATCCATCGTCCAACAAGGCAACATTCCGAACCGTATAGGCGCGACCATCAACATTGACTCCAGCACCGTAATCTAAATCGCCAAATTTTGATGCTTCGCAAGTCAGTTTGTAATCAGTCGTCAGCACTACGCCATCAGCGATAATCTCTGACGGCATATCCAGTATGCCTAAGCCAGACACGGAACCAGCAGTCACTTCGACTGCAAAATCAGCAGTGCTCAGGAATACGCTTAAATCTTCAGTGAATGCCATCAGAAAAAGCGCCCGGATGACCGGGCGCGTATCGTTATCAGGCGTACTTCAAAGCACCAAAAGCGTTGACGCTATAGGTGTGAGTTGAAGTAGAAGTGGTCGAAACAGCTTTGACGTAGCGCTTAGCGTCACCCTTGGCAAAAACCAAGGTCTGCTTACTAGCGCTGGTGCTCACCTGAGTGAAGGCAGCACCAGAAACATCAGAGTACGTACCACCGGAGGTGTCTGCAGACTGAATCTTCACGTCAAGGGTGGAGGTTCCACCGTTCTCAACGTCAAGAATCACAACGATGTCACCCTCGTAGTCAACAAGGTCAACAGCGGTGCCGTCCAAGTTTGCAGTGCGCTGTGCAGTAGGAGCCAGAGCAAAGTGGGAAAGCTTTTCAAGCCCCACAGAAAGAATTGCCATCAGTCTTCACCAGAATTGTTTTTCGGTCGCCCGCGTCGAGCAGCAGGCTTAAGTTCCGACTTGACAGGCTTCTGCTGGATCTCCAGTTTCGGCTTCGGCTTCGGCTCCTCTTTAGGAGCAACCTTCGCCTTGTCGCTGCCAATCAGCAAATTTGCAATGCCTACCTCGACTTCAACAAAGGAGCCTGCTTTCACAGGCTCCCCGTTGATCATCACATTGCGTGTGATCTCAACTCTCATGAGAATCAGGTGGCGAAGCAGAAGGCACCAGGCTGCTTAACAGCGAAGTCCACATCCTGCAGTGCAATCACGCGAACAGTACCAGCAGTAGCGCCAGCGTAAGGATCCACAGTCAGATCCAGGCCGGACCACATGCCCATGATGAACATGGAGAAGTCACCGAAGAGTGCATCGTTGTTGGCGAGCTGGTTGGAGACGATCGCGGGATAGCCGTTGATCTCACCATCAGCGAACACGAATTCGCCGCTACCAGCATCCTTCTTGGTGCCCTTCAGGCCGCCACGGGTGGTTGCGTTCACGATGTAACGCAGAGCGCCAGCATCAGCGTTAGCTGCAGCAACGTCGGTTTCCATCGCGATAAGCTCAGCGAAGGTGCCGGTTCCGGTCAGGGTCTCAGCGCCAATGCCGCTCACGTTGGTCAGGCCAAGAGGCTGGTTGGAAGAACCGGTGCCGTAGATAGCAGCGCGGTCGATTTCCAGTGCAATCACGCGAGCCAGGTCATTGCGGACCATGCCCTCAACGTCAATGCTGCTCTGAAGCAGAAGACGACGGGAGTAGTCAACAAAAGCACCCACGGTCTTGGGGCTCATGTTCACTTGGTCGATGGCCTGCTGGGACTCGGTGGGAGCAGAGTTCTCACCAACCCAGTAAGCAGTTGCAGCTGAAGTCTGACGAGGGATGGAAACGTTGCCCTGCAGACCGGTCAGCATGGTTGCACCAGCCTGGGCGATTGCCAGACGGTTACGCAGCAGATCGATGAAGCTACCAGCCAGCAGCACATCATCAACCAGATCACCACCAGCGGTAGGGGTGCCGACGACGAGGTCACGACGAAGAACTTCGTTAGGAATAACGATGCCGTTAGAAGAACGCTCGTACTTCTTGGCAGCGGCTTCGCCAACTTCGATTTCAAAGGCGGCGTCGCGACGAGCCTGAGCATCACCCTGATTAGAGAGGAAGTTCAGAGCTTTAACGAAGCTGAAGGAGCGAGTCTCCTTTTCGGTCAGGCCAAGATCGTTGGCGGTGATGCTGTGTTCCACGGGTTGGGTGCCGATTTTTTCGAGGAATGCAGCACGAGCTTCATCGACAGACTTGCCGCCGTCGATCAGTTCACGTGCCAGCTCAGGCAGAGCATGACGCTCGCCCAGCTTGGAGATAGAAGCAGTCCGGGTACGCTCGGCCTCTACGGCCTCGGACCGGATCACCTCCAGGTCAGGAGTGTTGTCCATGACAGGTTCAGTCACAGTGTTTTCAGGAGATGCGGTTGAAGCCGCAGGTTCAGAATTGGTGTCCTCTAGAGAACGCCCAACTCCGACGGTAGGGTCAGCCGGAATAACGGCTAGCGAGACCTCGTAGGGCGACCAATTGGTTGCTACGAAATCATTATTACGCTCCTCCATCTTATCGATGGAGTAACCGAAAGAAACGCCGCGAAGGATTCCGTCGCGAACGTCCTCAAGCACTTCTTGCGCAAATTTATTGCGCGAGAAACGCACTTTTGCGTAACCGCGTTTCTTTTCACCATCGATCCATGCACGCTCGACAACGCCGATCATGCGATCTGGATCATGATTAAACAACAGCGGTGCGCCATCGTTGAGCCGCGAAAGATTCGCGGACTCCATCTCATGACTCAAAACTTCGTTGCCGAAATAGCGAGCCACGGGATACTCGGAGCTAAATGGAAATTCCATGCTCCGATCGTCAAGCATGTTGAAACTTGTGGATTCAACACGCTGGAATTTTGTGCCTTCAATTTCGCGAGTCAAATCCTTTTTGGACTCTTCCTCTGCGACAACTTCTGGCGCTTCAGAATCAACTTCCATTGCGCGTAATGCTTCGATCTTTGTCAGTGTACTAAATCGATGTCCTACTTTAGTCTCGGTAGCTTCCCAGCCATCATCACCCTCGCGATAAACCTGAATCAGGGCCGCAGGATCTTCTTCAGTGCCATTAACAGTGAACTCAGAATCAGGCACGTCAATTGAACCATCGCGCTCAATTCGCTCAATCTTTCCGCGAGCACGACCACCAGAACTATTCCAGCTGACAAAGTCACCAACACTCAAAGCATCAGGCTCTGCCCTTTGCTCGGTTTCAATTGAACGATCCATAGCCTCAACAAGTCGATCAGACCAAGTTTTACCTGCATCGCCGCCCCATGCGGCCCATGCGACACGCCCTGGAGATGGATAACCCTCCTCTCCTGGGCTAAACCCCTCCGCTTGCTTGTCCACTTCGTGTCGAGCGAACCATGCGCTCATGGTCACGATGGTCTCATCGCTCAACTCATCGCCACTAAGAATCTGAGAAGCGCGACGAGCAGCGACATCAGTGCCACCTTCACGCCCCTCTTCCTTCCAGTCCCTGTAACGCTGCGCTTCTTCGCGCATCCCTTCTGTCGGCATTGCGGGCATTACTCAATAACCTCCGGCGGCTGCTCAATGATGTCCTTGTCAAGCTCAACATTAAGATCAGTTGCTGTTTGTTGCTCTCTCGCAAACTCAGTGAGGTTGTCGTAAAAATCGCCGCCCAGTTTCGCGACAATTTGCGCTTTCGTCATGTAGCCCGCTTGCTCCATCTCGCGGTAAGCCTTCGCCTCCTTCAGCGGATCAACCCAATCCCAGCCACGAGCCATCCATCGCGGTGAGTCATAACGCTCAGGACGAGTGTCGTAGTCATCGAACGGCAGCTCACCGGCCAAAACCGCAAGGTTCAACCACTCGCGGAATACACGGTTATGGAAGTGCTCGATTAGGTAAGCCTGCACAACCTTCCAGTGCTCGCGGTCCTCAAGCAAGCTCAACCTTGAGCTGCTGTAATTCGTCTCGCTGAAGTCGCGGCTCAGAGTCTCGTAGCTACATCCAAAACCACTTGCAAATCTGCGCACTTTATTGCGCACAAACATCTCAAACTGCTGATCAGGCGAGTCGATGTTTGGAACCGTTACGTTCTGGCCTGGCTCCAGGTACTTGAACATCCCAGGCTCAAACTCTGAAATCCGGCGGCCATCTTCGACATCATCGCCGTCAAGCTCGCCCTCAGGGCTCGTGACAAAGCCCATGATCGATGCGCCAGCGCGAGCGCGGATCACTGCTGCCTCTTCGTAGCCCTGCAACTGATGCGCATCGGACATCACGGGATGGAACCAAGGCACACCGCGATGCTGCTGAGGGCGCTCCGGCAGGAACAGATGAATTACGTCCTCTGCAGGCAGGAATACATGCTTGTCTCCCTTTTGTGGTGCGTTCTGGAACCAGTAATCACCCGGATGACGAGTCAGGAATGCATACCGCACAGGGCGGCCCCATTCGTTGACCTCAACACCCATCCGCCACTCATTCTTCTTCGCAAGCGTCGGGCCCTGATACTCCTCATCCAAAACGTCGGACTCAAGCATCTCAAGCGCCAATGGCACTCGGCTGCCACCAAACGGGCGACGAATGATCCGAAACAACGCCTCGCCTGACTCAGGCAAGGCACCAGTCGCCAGCCATTCCATCATGTGGAAACTGTGCCGACCGGCAACATCACAGTGCTGAGCGCGAGTCCACAGATTCCACTTTTCTTCGATCAGCCGGTTAATAGCCTCGCTTGGCTTACGGCTACGGACCTGCTGCACCTGTGATTGCAGCTTGATGCCGCTGCCGACAACATTAATTTGTGTTGTGCGTTTCGCTTGCTTTGCATACGGATTGTTCCGCACCATTTCGCGGGAACGATCACGCAACTTGCGCAAACTGTTGCGAATTTCAGCATCAGCACTCGACTGAGTGCTCATCCAATCATTCGTCAGTCGCGAAATGATCGCGCCTGCATAGCTGCGGCGGCGGCGACGAGGCTGTTGCTGCGGAATTGGCTGCAACCCAAGCCTTCTAAGAAATCGTGTACGAAGTCCCATCAGCCTCGATCGAATCGAACGTAAAGATTATGTGGATCGCCAAGACCAGAAGCGATCAGCTTGGCTTTGTTTTCCTTAGCCACAACTGACTTTAGCCTTGATTCCAATTCAATCAGTTCAGACAAGTCGTATCGCTTAAGGTTGCGATTGCCGATTCGATATTCGGAAACAGCGCCGCCGCTAATCAGGCTGCGAATTGCGGCCTGAACAGCATCTAGATCTTGCTGGGCTTGCGTCCTTCCGTCGAATGCAGCAGGCGTACCGGAATATGCCAGTGAAGCCTTGACCTCGATCTGCCCTCGGCTGTACTCCTGAATAGTGCCGTCGCTGATCTTTGTCGCAACTGCCTGAAAATACCAATCAGGACTGGCATCCATTGCGCCAGTCACTGCAGCTGACAGCGTGGTCTTCCAGCCGCTGTTATATGCAACCGCCGTAGCAGTCACGCCTTCGCCTGCAGTGTTCAAGCGAAAGTAATAAGTAAGCGTATGAGTGGTGCTAGTTACTGCGTCGCCAAAAACATCAACGGTCTCGGCATCAGTCCACACCGCATCCACGCCACTTGTTATGGACGGTGGGATCGCCATCGACAGAATTATCGACTGATATGCCGAAGTCTAACTCTTACCACTGATTAACGAAACTCCTTCCACTCTTCTTGACCTGCACACTGCGACGTGTTTTGCGCTCTTCTGGTGGCTTCTCCATCTGGTCCCATAGCGTCCTGCGATCCTTGATCTGATACACGCGATTTAGCGCCGCATACGCATAAACCAATTCGTCCAATGCCTCATTTCTTGCGCTGCTTTTCTTGACCCAAATTCTTTCAGGAAATCCATTCCTGAATCGCATGATTTGCTTCTCCGCCGTCAACTCCTCGAAATAATCATTTTCAACCGTTGGATAAAAATGCAAATAACCCGGACCAGGGTCGTTGTGCTTCAACCTGCCAAATAACAGCGACTTGATCGTGTCCGAACCCACCGGGAATACCTGAGCGCCCTTCTTCAGCGTCTTCCCATTCGCATTCAGGTCAACTTTGCTCGCTTTTCCAATCGGCGGTTTGTTCTTCGTAGACATACCCTTAATCGCGACTACGCCTAGGTTCTGCCGCTCTCTTGCGTACTGATACACCTCTGCCGTGTGGTGACCGCCAGAGTCAATCGCCACCACCATCGGCTTCAGCTTCCGGTCGCCATCGCCCGGATACGGCGCCTGCAGGATCTCGTCTAGCTGCTTCCAAACCTCACCACGAGAAGGGTCACCATAGATCTTCACCCGGTCAATCAACCAACCCTGCTCCTCGCGACCCCATCCCCAAACACTCAGCGAAAGGCGATCATCCTGCACGTCGCAACCAATGGTCAGCAGCAAAGCCTCGCTTGGCACATTGCCCTGCTGGTACTCCTCAATCGCAGCACGTTCACTCAAAGCATCCGCGCCAACCTTCGACGCATACTCGTCTTCCCACGTCTCGCCCAACACCGTATTGACGAACGTCTTTAGCTGCTCTGCGTCATTCTTTGCATCCAGAAATTCCTCAACTAGGTTCTGCCAAGTTTCGTTCGGGCTGTAGCTGTAAGCTGCCCAGATGTGGAACGACACATGTTTGCCGTTCCCTGGCGCGGTGGGCCGCCACTCACCGCGTTCAACCATCCAACGCTTTTTCGACGCAGGGATCCACACACCGCACCCTTCGCACGCATAACTCGCAGTATCGGGATCATCATCTCGCCACTTGATATTTGCCCACTTCAAGTACTGCATATGACCGCAGTCCGGGCATGGCACGAAATATCGACGCTGGTCACCCTGCAGGAACATGCGCTCCACACGGCTGAAATCCTTCACCGTTGGCGTACTGCCCGACACGATCTTGCGGTTCCAGTAGTACTCCGTTCGGCGGATACCAAGCTTGATCTGGTCACCCTCGGTGCCAGCTGATGCTGGATAGCCGTCAATCTCGTCAAACAACACAACACGGCGACTCACCCTCCTGAAGCCGCGTGGTGAGTTTGCGCCGACCAAACTCAAGCTCCCGCCAGGGAACTGCTTCTGCAAGATCGTATTTGCGCCATCTTTCGACTTCGCCTCGCTCACAACACCGCGCAAGCAAGGCGTGTCACGCAACATCGGAGCAATCTCTTCCTTCGAGTAGCCCTGCGCATCCTCAATCGTGGGCTGCACAATCATGATCGGGCATGGATCCTGGTGGATATGAAAGGCAGCAACGTGGTTCAGGATTTTTGAGTACCCAACACGGGCGCTTTTCATCACAGTGATCTGTTCTATTTTCGGATCCGTAATTGCATCCATGATTCCCTTCTGGTAAGGGAGCGTATGCCATCTGCCGCCTTCTGCGCTTGATTCCGCGCTCAAATACGCATAAGAGTCGGCCCATTCGCTCAAAGTCATCTTCTTTGGCGGTTTAAACGCCAAAAATGCGGCATTCCTGAGCTTTACTGCGTTATTCCCCTTCAACAGCAAGGTCTTCTAAAGCTTCACGCACAATATCATCCAAAACACCAATTGCGTCTGTGTCCAAGTCTGGTATCCGTTGTTTTGCCTTGGTTGGAATACCCAGTAACTTTGTTCTTGCGCGAGTGATTACCTCAACCCATTCATGTTCAACCTCTTCAGCCTTAACCAGCAAGCCCTCTTTCTGCTGACGCTCAAGCTCAAGCAGCTCTGCTTTTAAGTGCTCTGTCCGGGCTCTGCTCTCGTCATAGTCAGGAATCGACTCGCTAGTACGGCTAATCCTTGGCTCCTCTCTTGATGCCATTCGCTCTTCACGACTACGCAACGGCTTCTTCTCTCTACCAGGACCAGGCGGCTTTGGTCCCATGCCAATTCTCGTCTGCGTGTTCTTGGCCCACTCTTCGCGCATTGTTTCGCTATTGACTAGGGGCTTGCCATCACGGCTTTGTATGACCGATAATCTTCCGCTTTTTACGGCGGCGTATACGGCTTCGGGCGTAACGCCCAATGCTCGCGCTGCCTCAGCTCTGGTGATTAACGCCATGATGTAAATACGCTGAAGAAACGATAGCGCACAACAAATAAGGATGTTACTATGGCCGATTTTGCAAATTCGGCTTTTGGGGGAGGTGTGTTTTCGAGTAATCGAAACAACTTTCTGCGCAATTGCCTAGCCGAATGGCGCGATCCGAATACCTT